GCAATACCTTACCAAAATACTTGACGGGTCAAGTTATACCTATGACTTTCCTTTGCTTAGTACGGCATTGATGAATAGGTTGGTGATACCACATAATCAGAAAGCATTAACCAAAAGCACTGCACTGAACTTATTTGCTACGGCAAAGTATAAGAATTATACATCTGCTGCTGGTAATGTTGAATTTGATATTGTGAATGCAGGAAACTTTACCATCACGGGAAGTGGTAGCGACTTTACCTATAACTCAGCAACGGCATTCTCAGGAAGTGTAACCTTGAACATATCGGGAGTAATTAACGCAATCAGTCCAACGAGTGACTTCACTATACAACTGAGGAAGAATGGTACACCGATTTCGGGGGTTACTTACACTACACCTGGAAGCAATTATAACTTCAACGCTGACCTCAGTGTGGCATTGGTTACGCTTGTAAGTACAGATACTTTAGATGTTGACTTGGTAGGCAACTTCTCAGACTTAGATATTGAATCGGGAAACTTTAGCGTAATCTCAAGCAATCCAACAGAGGTCACCGTTAACTACGGGGATAGCATTGTAATAAACAACACTATACCTAAAGGGGTCTTTCAGAAGGATTTCTTTGCATCCATTGTCAAGATGTTCAACCTTTATGTATATGAAGACAAGTTGGTTGAGAAAAAACTTATTATAAAACCTTTCATAGACTTTTATGATGGCAGTCAGGTTGATTGGACCGATAAGGTGGACCGAGGAAGTGTGATGAGGTTAAAACCTATGTCAGAGTTTACTGCAAGGTATTACGATTATAAGTACAAGCAAGACAATGACTTTTATGCAGAGAATTACCGCAAGAAGTTTAATGAGGGGTATGGTGATTTTATTTATGATAGTGAGAATGAGTTTGTAAAGGAAGTAGATGCGACAGAGTTGGTCTTTGCAGGTACGGTCCTTTACAGAAAAACGGGAACAGATAAGATATATTCTGCCATTTATAAACTATCCAACGAGAACACCAAAGAAGATAAGATGGATTCCGTTATAAGAATTCTCCAAGCAAAGAAGATTACTGGTGTTACTACTTGGAGCATTCGCAATGGGGTTGGTGGTAGCGTTATCGCATCTTATAGCGACTATGGTTATGCAGGACATTTAGATGACCCGTATAATCCTCAAGCAGATATCAATTGGGGAGTAACTAAAGAGGTTTACTATAATCCAGCATCTGTTACTGCTGCCAATCTTTTTAATGGGTATTGGTCCGAGTACATTGCAGAGATAACGGATAAAGATAGTAAGTTACTGACCTGCTCATTGAAGTTGAATGAGGTGGACATTTACAACCTTGATTTTAGCAAACTGATTTATATTGATGGTTCACTTTGGAGATTAAATAAAGTCTTGGATTACAATCCTATGGACTTTAACGTGACAAAGGTGGAACTTCTTAAAGTAATTGAATTAAACTATATTTAAATGGCAGAAGAGATAATTGGTGTCAAGGTTAAAGTTGATGCAGGGGATGTAGGCAAATCGGTTGGTTCACTTAAACAACAATTAAGGGAAGCACAAAATGAGGTCACGGCATTATCTGACAAGTTCGGTGCAACATCTAAAGAAGCAATTGAGGCAGCAAAAAGGGCAGCACAATTAAAGGATGCCATCGGAGATGCGAAAGCGTTAACGGATGCCTTCAATCCTGATGCAAAGTTCAAAGCATTAACTGCATCTTTGTCGGGTGTTGCAGGTGGATTCGCTGCATTGCAAGGTGCAGTAGGATTGTTCGGAAAGCAAACAGAAGCAGTTGAAAAAACCTTGTTAAAGGTTCAATCTGCAATGGCACTTTCACAGGGTTTACAGGCGGTTGGTGAGAGTATAGATTCATTCAAGCAATTGGGTGCAGTTATTGGTAATAGCGTTTCTAAGGCATTCGGAACGCTTAGGAGTGCTATCATATCAACGGGGATAGGTGCATTAGTGGTTGGTGTTGGTTTATTGATTGCCAACTTTGAAACAGTCAAGAAAGTAGTCCTTAACTTCATTCCTGGTCTTGGTAAACTTGCTGACTTTGTAGGTAACCTTGTTACAAAGTTTACTGATTTTGTAGGCATAACATCAGAAGCAGATAGGGTACTTGAAAAGTTAAGCAAGACAAATGCAAAGGCGAATGAGAACATAGAGGCAAGGGTAAAGTTATTGACTGCACAAGGTGGGAAAGAAAAGGAGATTTACGCACTGCAAAAGGAGGCAAACGCAAATGAAACCAATGCACTGCGTGAAAGGTTGAAACTTACTGGAACACTAACCGAGGAAGAGGCAAAAAGATTCAGAGAGTTAAAGGTTGAAAATGCGGTCCTTGATGAAACTGAAAAGAAAAGAATAGCAGACAGAAATGCACAATTAGCAAAAGAGGCAGCAGAAAAGCAAAAGGAAAAAGATAAGATAAGGGCAGATTTTGAGGAAGGTCAAAACCTAATCCGTAGAGAAAAGCAACTTGCAGCAAACCTAACTACTACACAAATTCTTGGAATAACGGCAGCAGGTAAGGATGCACTTGTTCAAACTCAAGTAGTTGCTAAAGGTGTAACAGATGCAATCATTGTAAGTGCTACTCAACAAGCAGATGCGAAGAAGCAGTTAACCGATTATGAGAAGAAACTTGAGCAGGAGAAGTTTGATGCTCAGTTGGGTCTTGCTTCTCAATCTCTTTCCATTATCGGTGGACTTGTGGACCAAAATAGTGCAGCAGGTAAGGCAATAGCGGTTACTCAAGCAATCATAAACACCTACCAAGGTGCATCTAAGGCATTGGCACAAGGTGGTATCTTTGGACCTGTGGCAGCAGCAGCGACCATCGCAGCAGGATTGATAAATGTTAGAAAGATTATCAGTACCAAGATACCATCTGCAAAAGGCACGGGTAATGTTGCCGATTCTGGTTCTCCATCAATGTCAATGTCTGCTGCACCAATCTCACCATCTGCACCAATCCAAAACACTGTAACCTCTTTAAGTCAGCAGTCCATTAATCAAATGGGTTCTGCAACTGGTAGGGCATACGTTGTTGAATCTGACATCACTAACCAACAAGAAAAGATAATAAGAATAAACCGAGCAGCAAGACTTGGATAAAACAAAACAAATGGAGAAGAATATACCTATTTTTAATTTAGAGATTACCAGTGACCTTGATGATGATGTTGAGGTAGACACAATAAGTTTAGTTGATAGACCTGCCATAGAGAGGTCCTTCCTTGCATTTAAAGAAGATGTGTTTGCAGAAGATAAATTAATCGTATGTGCAAAGTGTGGGCATTCATGGGAGTATGCAGAAGGTGGAGAGGATGTTTACAAATGTAATTTATGCGATTATGTAAACAAACCACAAGCATTTGCGGAATCATACACAGACTACCCTGAATCTGCAAAGAATAACGCACAGAGGGCATTGGATTGGGTAGAGAAGCACGGATGGGGTTCTTGTGGTGAGGCAACTGGCAAAATAAGAGCGAACACCATTGCGAAGGGTGGACCTATCACTAGGGACACGATTGCTCGGATTAGCGGATTCAAGAGGCATCAACAGAATAAAGATGTCCCATATTCAGAAGGTTGCGGTGGTCTTATGTGGGATGCTTGGGGAGGTACTTCTATGATTGAATGGGCAAGTAACAAGTTAAAGAAGATAGATAGGCAGAACTTTGTCATCCAAGATGAAGAGCAGCAAATCATAAGCGGTCCTTTAATGTTGGCAGATACTCCCATATATCGCAATGACCACAATGGGGAGTATTATGTAGTATTTACCAAGGAAACGATAAAAAAGATTGCACAACGCTACTTTAAGAAGGGTTACCAAGCAAACGTGAATCTTATGCACGATTCAGGGCAGTCGGTTGAAGGTGTAACAATGTTTGAATCATTTATCAGCGATAAGGTGAGGGGAATATACCCAATGAAAGGATTTGAGGATGTACCTGATGGGTCTTGGTTCGGTTCGTTCAAGGTTGATAATCCTGAAGTATGGGCAGAGATAAAGGCAGGAAATGTACGGGGATTCTCCGTAGAAGGACAGTTTAACTACAAAAAGACAGGAGATAAAAAGATTGAGCAACTATGGGAAAATGTCCTTGAAGTGCTATCTAAAGTTAAGTAGCATTTTTTCATAGCGTTGATTGAGGCAGGGTATTTCTATACCTTGCCTTTTTTCTTATATGGTACATTGATAAATGCCTCCTATTTATTACCAAAAGTTATTATGACAACTTTAGAAGCAATTAATAAGATTAAGCAAATGTTCGCAGATGCAGGTGAACTGCCTAAACCATCTGCAATGCCTCTGCAATCTATGGCAGAGTATGTCTTGAAAAGCGGTGCAAAGGTGATGATTGATAAGTTTGAAGTCGGAGGTAAGGTAACCCTGGTTGATGAGGGTGGCAATGAAGTTCCTGCTCCTGCGGGTGACCATGAGTTGGTTGATGGTTCTGTAATCACACTTGATGAGAATTCTATCATCACTGCAATTAAAGTCCCTGAAGTAGAACTCCCTGAAGTTCCTGAGGTTGAGATTTCCGTAGAATCTAAGAAGATAGAAGAGGACATGATGAAGAAGAAGATTGAAGAAATGCAGAAGCAACTTGATGAGATTAAGATGGCATACGATGCCAAACTTGCCTCACAAGAAGCAAAGTTTAGCAAGGGAATGAGTGATGTTTCAGATGTTTTGGTTCAACTTTTGAACACACCATCTGCAAACGCTACTGAAGCACCAAAGGAAAAGTTTAATCAGCACATTGAAAGGAAGGAAGACAAAATTAGTCGCTTTCTTGATTTTGCTAAATCTATAAAGTAAAAATTTCTCAAACAATAAAAATTAAATAAAATGAGTTTTAGTGTAGGAACATTGGCAAACTATACCAAAGAGAACGAAGCACTCCTTGTTGCATCTTCTGTACTTGGTAGCAAAACCGCATCCTTAATTAAGGACCAAGGAAACGTGATGGTAGGTGTTAAGTCTGCCGAAACCATCAACATCATGGACACAGATGCAATCTTCCAAGATGGTTCATCTTGCGGATTCAACGCATCAGGTCTGACTTCATTCACACAAAGGACCGTAACCGTTGGTAAAATCAAGGTTAACGAAGCATTGTGTATGAAGGACCTTGAAGCAAAGTACTTGCAGAAAGCACTTCCCGCAGGTTCTATGTACGATTCAATGGTTTATGCAGAAGAGTATTCTAAGCGTAAAACAGAGAAAATCTCTTCCCAACTTGAGAAGGCTTTGTGGCAAGGTAACACATCAAGCGTTGATGTAAACTTGAACAAGTTCACAG